GATCACCCCAAAGCAGTGAGCAGGCAATGGACTAAGCTCAGTCAATACGTTATGCCCATATTCGACACAATTAGTAGAGGCATTTCTGGTCCAATGTTAGACGAAGAATGGATAGCCACACTTATACCCTCAAAACGTAGACTCTACAAGCAAGTGGCTGATGAGATAGACAATCAGCCAGTTGAAGACAAAGAGTGCAAGGACCAGGCTTTTGTTAAAATGGAACTGAGCTTACATGATGACTGCGCTGACGGGGGCGCAGAACACGCCACCTATAAGGACCCCAGGTTGATAAGGGGCGCGCCCCCAGTCGTCAACTACAGAGCTGGACCATCAGTTAAGAAATTCACCAAACGTTTTGCTAAAGATATCACCTCCGGCGATCGCACCAACACCTTCTTCACTGATAGTTCCACAGCCCAGAACAAGCATGTTATATATTCTTCAGGGCTGACAGGTGAGCAGATAGGTGAAGCTTATGCTCAGGCCATATCTATGGTCTCCGCAAACTCCCAAGGCTCTAGGGTCATTATACTCGAAGATGACCAGAGCAGATATGATATGCACCTGGGCAAGGGTCCCTTTCACTTCTTAGAAGATTTTTACAGGACCCGTCTTCCCAAACATGCCCGCCAAGCACTCAGACGCACATCAAAAACCGCAGGCACTACTAAAACAGGGATAAAGTTCAAAGTCCCATACCAGATGCAATCTGGTTGGCCTGACACCGCTCTTGGTGATACCGTCCTAAATGCCGCAATGAAGTACTACATTCACAGAGCAGGACGTAATTGGCTGTCTATCATCTGTGGGGATGACAGTCTAACTATAACCACAGAATACGAACTACAACGTCTTGGTGGCGTTGCAGGCATAATAGCCTCCTATACCCTCCTTGGCATGGAAGTTGAGGCTACCACCAAAACTGACCCACTTCTAGCTGAATTTTGTTCTTCAACATTTCGTCCCTTCAATGACACATATATACTTATGCCGAGAACAGGGAAAATGCTAGCTAGATTGGGCTGGGACTTTGAACAGAGAGGTCCCAAACAACAACTAAATTGGATCAAGTCTATAGGAGCAACCCTTAGACACTACGGAAAGTATGATCCAATTTTAAAAGCACTAGGCGCTACTATAGCCAGTAGGTATGGCGAGATCGAGTTCTCACCCACTGAATACCAAATAGTACTTTCCGGAGACTTTGAGTCCATGTATAATGAGCTAGATATGTTGCACCATTATGCTTCACGCTACGACATATCAGGTCAGGATGTTAATCACTTGGTCAAACTGGTAACTCTGTTGCCTGGTAAGACCCTAAGCGATGAAGTCCTTTCCCATGTTGTGCGCATTGACTGCTAAGTCTATGGAGCGCTGCTCCAGCCCCCTCACCAGGGGGCCCCACGGTTTCTTCAAAATGCTGATTATAAAGGCCACCTCATAAGAATGAAAGAAAATCTCTCGA